GTTCTTGTCCACTTCGCCGCGCTTACCGGTGGCGGTTTGAAAGGCGCCGACGAGGTTATCGAATCTTATAAAACACAAGATCCAGATTTCCATCAAGCCGTTGCCGATATGGCGGGCATAGACCGTAGAACAGCTAAGACAATTAATCTTGGTATGATGTACGGCATGGGTAAAGGTAAGCTATCTAGTGAACTAGGTTTAGATAGAGAAGAAACAGAAGATCTATTCGCAAAGTTTCATGCGAATGTACCTTTTGTAAAACAATTAATGGAACAAGCAACACGGAAAGCAGAGAACGTAGGCTTCTTACGTACTCTTCTTGGACGTAAATGTCGCTTCGATTTATGGGAACCACGCGCCTTTGGTATTCATAAAGCACTACCATTATGGGAAGCAGAGAAGGAATATGGACGTGATTTGAAAAGAGCATGGACATATAAGGCATTAAATAGGTTGATTCAAGGCTCAAGTGCTGATATGACTAAGAAAGCGATGGTTGATTTGTATGAAGAGGGCATCATATCCCACATACAAGTGCATGATGAATTGAATTGTTCTATTCAAAACGAGGAACACGCATCACGGATCAAAGAAGTTATGGAAAATACCGTAGAACTTAAAGTTCCTTTGAAAGTAGATGCAGAGATAGGACCATCATGGGGCGAGATCCGAAAAAAGTAACAGGTGATGTAAACGAATTTAAAGCTGTTATAAAATTTTTACAAGAAGGATACATGGTATTTAAAAATGTATCGGGAACAGGACCAATTGATTTAGTTTTAGTACACCAAAAAACAGGTGAGGTTAGAAAAATAGACGTAAAAACAACGTCATACCGTAAATCATGGAAACCCGGTACAAGAATATGTCGACAACGGACACCGGAACAGATAAAATTAAAGGTTGAGTACGAATTTATAGATAAGGACGAAGATGTTTAAAGAGTTATGCGCAACGCTATTTCTATTATGTAATCCAATGATAAATGGATTTGATTTTAGTTATGATATTAATCCAAGAGATGATTTTGTAAAAGGAATAGCAGAATGCACGTTAATAAATAATGCATTTGTCCCTCCAGATGAAAGAGTTATTGTTGCTATTAGTGTAGCACAAGCAATACTAGAATCTGATTGGGGTCGTTCTAGATTTGCAAAAGAAGCAAATAATTTTTATGGTATTATAGAAACAGATAAAACAGAACCACATATAAAATCATTAAACAGCGATATAATGTTAAAAGTATATGGTAATAAATGTGAGAGTGTTTCTGATTACATTGATTTACTTAATACATCTAGTGCTTTTGAAGAGTACAGGGACCTTCGCATGAAACAAATATTAGAAGATAATGTTAACGTTCCAGAAGTAATTAAAACCCTAGAAAATTATGCAATTGATCCAGAATATGTTGATAAATTATTGTTTGTAACGCTTGGTTTATTTAGAAAATATCCACATATATTCAAATCACAAGAAATATCCGAATACTACAAAAATAATAAAAAAACTTAATATTTCCTTGACATTTTTATAAAATCCCATATGTATGGGCTTGTATGAATAAACATACTACATATAGGAGAAAGAGATGACCGACATTAAAAAGTATAAATCTGTCGCGATCAGTATAGATACGTATAAACGAGCCAAACCCATAGCAGAAAAAAATTATATGTCTATGGCTTCTTTTTTACGTTATTTAATTGATAAAGAAGAACAGAAACCTACACTAAAAAACGGAGAAGATAATCATGTCAGACAGCAACGATAGAAGAATCAAATCAGCATTATATACAGCGGTTTTGAATAAACTAAATGGAGAATTGTCCGAACTTGAGGCTAAAGAAGTGCTTTTAACAAATGCACCGGCTTACATTACAAGTAAAGATCATGATCACGCGGATCACATTGAAGAGTTAAAAAATATTATATTAGAAAAAGTACACGTTAGTGATGCTATTAAAGATATAAAAGCAATTTACTTTGCAGAACAGATCGCGAAAACAAATGAAAAAAAAGCTAATAGTTAGTGCGGTAAGAAAAGTAAAAGATAAAGTGATTGTGTCCTACACAGACGGGACCACAAAAGAATTTACAGTTTTAGAATGGGAATATTCTTACGGAGAAGGTCGCCGTTTGTGGGAGCAACACGAAAAAGAATTTAAAAATCCGGAGAACTTTGATGGCTGAAGAACAAATAGCATTTGATATTTACCAACCGTTTGGACCAAGTATTTTAAAAACTAAACTACCTCAATTGTATATTGACGGATTGAATAAACAATCTGATGATATATTAAATGATGAAAAGAAAAGTAAAGAAAGAGATTGGAGCCATAATCTCGCCGGTAATGTTAAAAAAGAAATAAGTATAGACCACATGGCTATAAAAGGTTTACCAGAATTCCTTGCGACCATAGCGCAGGAATACACGAAGCGCGTATTACCTGATTATCTCCCCGAAGGTACTAAAGTGGCGTTCCGTGTTTGGACAGTCAGTCAGTTTGCAGGTGATTTCAACCCGATTCATATTCATGATTCCAATCTATCGGGTGTTTGTTTTCTAAAAATTCCTCCTGAATTTGAAAAAGAGTACGAAAAAGAAGATCATCATCCAACGGCTGGCTGTCTTGAGTTTATTGGGTCCATACCAAATCATTTTGCAAGACATAGTTTTTTAGTTAAACCAGAGGTAGGAGACTTTTATATCTTTCCTAGTTGGCTAACACATCAAGTCTATCCCTTCAGAAGCGATGGAGAGAGACGTTCTATGGCTTTTAACGTGCATTTTACAATGGAAAACCCTATGAAAGGCGTTAATGTCTGAAGAGACAAAGTACGATAAACAAGCAAAAAATCTTAGATATAGATTTGATAAAGAAGGATTTAGACGCGCACGATGGGAACAACTAGACCGTAAAGAAAAAGATTATTGGCGTGGTAGAGTACAACAATGGAGTCAAGATCGAACTAGGCTGAACAAGAGATACACTCCTCATCTTCGTCATAATTAGTTACAAATACCTCTTTAGGAGTTGCTTTATACGTCACGGTAGGCTTAGTAGGAGCTTCAGGAGGTTCTTCTGCACATTTACACATTTTCTTTGATTCTAATTCTTCTATTCTGCCTTGTAAATATACAATAACATCCTTCAATTCCTCTACCGTCATATTTTCTCCTTATGGTTTGTTTTGGGGGTAAGCTTCTAGCTATACACCTAAACACCATATGGGATCAAGTTATTTTTTAGATAAATGTTCTCCAATGCCCCAAATCATCACGGCGATGAATGCCAGTATAACAATAATAGCAACTAATCCTGTAAGTATGAGAATATTCATTTTTTTTTCTTCCTCTTAAAAAGTTTTGCCCACTCTAGCTTGGGTCCAAAGTAGATGGTTTGACATTTTTTACCAAGCCAATCAAAATCCCACCACCATTGCCAGACGTGTTCTTCTTCTTTTTCCTTTTCCTTTTTCTTACGCTCTCTCTTTTGTCTGACTGATTCCTTGTGGCTTATGTTAAGAAGTTCTTGCTCCTTTTTCATATGCTTATAGAAGTCATCAGCCAAGAGCGGCCATCTGAGCACTCATCGCTTGCGCTCTGTTCGGTGTTTGTTTTGCCCACCGTGAGTCTAACATTTCGCTCGCCGCCGTAGAATAGTCTAACCCGGACAATGCTTTCCACATATTACGGAACTTAGAGACACCTGTTTTACCAAGTTGAAAAATCATTTCTATAATGATTTCTTCTGCTATCTCGTCCATATCCATACAGCCATTCTCTGCGATTAAGTCTTTAGCGCCTTTGATTGCTGTTTCTAAGTCATGTTCTAGTATGGTCATTAAAAATTTTTCTTCGTACTCTTTGTCGTCTTCCCAAAAATCTTCAACGCATAAATGCCCGACGCCCACGGTTCTCTTGCCTAGGGTATCTAGGTATACTTTGTTTCTGTAGCCCTCGTGTTTTTTAACGGACTCTAATAATCTTGACATGTCCATGCTTGTCTCTCCTTTTTTTAAATTGTGGTTTAGTGTGTATTGGTTCGTGCTTACCATTATTTAATTTTATTTCACCTACGGTTAATCCTCCTTTTTCTGGGCTTAATCGAGATAAAGCTTTTGATCTTATTGGTTGATAAGCCGATACTCCACTATCTTTATTTCTATTGCTCATACATTCTCCTTTTCTTTGTAATCTCCTTTGAGATAAGTTATAGTTTGCACCCACCCGGAAGGTATGGTGATGTGACGACCACCCTCTTTGTCGTCGTCAAATTCTGAATAATCTGCCATGACGATTGTTTTTACATCGTCTTTGTACATTAGCCACCCAACCGAATGACAGGTGGCTAATCGTTCTTTTTGTATGTCTTCTATAGAATGCCAACCGGTTTGCCCGTCTTTGGCATCGAGCCACGTAACAAGGACCAATGGTTTGTTCATATATGATAGATAACCTCTTCATCACCTAGCTCTCTCATCTTAACCTTATATGATCTTAAAAAGTCTTTTAAGGGCATATCAGAGTCCTTTAGGTGTGCTAAATGTAGGTTTTTATCATAACTATAGATAACAAATGCTTTCTCGTAGCAATTATCTAAAAAGCTTTGTTCTCTGTTTTCTTGTTCTTCCATTACCCAATCTTTAAATGCGCTCATTTCTTTCTCCTATAAGTATTTTGGTAAGTTGTTATGATCGTATACGGCATTAGCGCCGATGTTATGAAAAATTTCTGATCTAAATTCTTCTACCTCTTTACGTAAGTCCTTATCATCTACATCTAATATGTTTACTAATCTATCTGCTACGTAAAACAAATCTACTGTGTTATCGTGTATTGGTTTCATATTAATCCTTTCTAAGTTTCTAAATACAGAGGTGTATACTCCCCCATATAAGATCCTGCAATGTTAAAGTCGAAATATTCGACCGCTTCCTCATAGGTCATCTCACTACGCCCCATAAGTAACTCTAAAATTAGTTCCGTGTCGTAAACTACTCTTGTTCTTTCTCCGTCCCATACCACTCCCGCTATTGCTTCGTCGAAACCATCGGCGAACATTAGGTTCGGTTCGTCGTCCCCGTATAGATCTTCTATATCTGCTCGGTTCATAGGGTCTTGATATCATAATTTTGGAGCTTGGACAATGGACAAATTGACTCATTGGCTCCACCATTCTGGCTGATTTCTGCCTTTTTCCCACTTAGCAAAGTATTCTTTTTCGCCTTTGTAGTAGTCACGATACGCATTTACATACAAGTCACTACGTAATTTGTATTCATCTGGCATACATTGGGGTGGCACTGTCATATCCCCTTTTGGTAGTTTTTTAACTAAGTCTTTCTTATAGATTGTGTTTATTATTTTAGATGATTTATGTAATTTTTTAAATCGTGTACAGTACTCTTGACTAATCCAAACAGCATTTTCTAACGCCCAAGTAAAATTATCACGGTTATCGCCTACCCATATTGTCATGGGATGCTTGGGGTACGCCGATTTATACAGGTAATCTAGTTCCCCTGTATGTCGTTGGATTGCTGTTGATAGCATTTGTGATGATTCTAATACCATTTTAGGTACGTGTTTATCACACAACATTTTTGCTGATCCTTCTGGTGTCTTGTCTAAAAAAAATATATTCATGTAATCCTTTCTGTTTATCCCTTATTATCCCATGTAAATACTAAAGTCAAGGATAAAATTCGTTCCGTATAGTATTTTTAATTTAAAATAAAAAAAATAATTTTTTATTTTTACAAATATGACGTAACCACGTAACCATAGCATTAAACTATTGAAATATAACAATAAACACGTTACTTTAGCAAAGTAACCAGACGTAACTACACGTAACCAACCCTATATACCTTTTTCAAATGCAATTTAATATTTATTATTATAATATTGAATGAAATAATACTATACAGAAAAGAAAAACTGTATTAAAATGAAAAAATGCCTAAAATTAGAGATGGTGCATTAACACCAAAACAAAGAGCTTTTGTAGAAAT